ATAGATATTGGGACGGAAAGATTAGATTATTTAAGTATGCTAGTGGAGAAATATACTATGGTCTATTACCTTATATAAAGAAATTTTGTGTTGACAATAATATAACAATTGTATCTAAACTAAAAACAGAAAAGGAACCATTAGATAAATTAGAGTGTGCTAAATTCTGTAAAGCATTAAAGATACCTTTAACTATTAGAGACTATCAATTTAATGCGTTTTATCACGCAATACAAGAAGACAGATGTTTATTATTATCTCCTACAGCGTCTGGTAAATCATTAATAGCATATCTAATATTAAGATTTCAGTTGTTAAGATTGAGAAATAAGAAAGCAAATAAGATATTAATTATTGTACCTACAACAAATTTAGTAGAACAATTATACAAAGATTTTAAAGACTATGGATATAATACAAGTCATATTCATAGAATATATCAAGGACACGATAAAGATACTCCAAAGAAGATAGTAATATCTACTTGGCAATCAGTATATAAACTACCTAAAAAATGGTTTGCTGATTTTGGTTGTATCATTGGAGACGAAGCACATTTATTTAAAAGCCAGTCCCTAACAAGTATAATGACAAAGATGACTAATTGTAAGTATAGAGTGGGTATGACAGGAACTTTAGATGGTAGTAAAACACATAAACTAGTACTAGAAGGATTATTTGGTGCTGTTAATAAAGTCGCACAAACAACAGATTTAATTGAGAAGAAACAATTAGCGAAGTTTAAAATCAATTGTTTAATATTAGCACACGGAAAGAATAGTAGAGACTACTTAAAAGATAAAACATATCAGGAAGAAATGGACTTTTTATGTTCAAGTAAAGCTAGAAATAAATATATAAGAAATCTATGTTGTGGTCTTCAAGGTAATACACTTTGCTTATTTCAATATGTTGAAAAGCACGGTAAAGTACTTAAACAATTAATAGAAGACAAACAAGAAAACAGAAAGGTGTTTTTCGTTTATGGAGGAGTGGACGCAGATGAAAGAGAAAAGATTAGAGCAATTACGGAAAAAAGCGATAACGCTATTATCGTTGCAAGTTATGGGACTTTCAGTACAGGCATTAATATACGGAACTTGCATAACATTATTTTTGCTAGTCCTAGTAAGTCTAGGATAAGAAATCTACAATCAATAGGTCGTGGTCTCCGACTAGGAGATAACAAGACAAATGCAACTTTATATGATATATCCGATGATGTATCATATGGAGAAAAAGAAAATTATACTCTACAACACTTTAGAGAAAGAATAAATATATACAATGAAGAAGGATTTGATTATGAAATCCATAATGTGGAACTAAAGGAGTAATATGGCAACTAACCCTAAAGATATGAATCCTGATGGAACTACAACGGTTAAAATCGTTAAGATAATAAACGGAACAGATGTTGTTTGCGTTATACCTACAAATAAAGAGACGCCAAACTCACCATTACTTACACTTGATAAACCATTAGAGATTAAATATGTACCCCAAATAACCAACTTGGGTATTAAAGATTATATTGCCTTGGTGAAATGGGCAGGTTATACGCAAGACCAATTGGTGACTATACCAAAAGATAAGATACTTACAATTACCAACGCTTCCGATGAAATGATTAGGTCATATAAAAAGGTCGTTGGCGAGTATCATATTGTTGATAAATTGCATAGACGAGACGATAACCCGAGAACTAGAAAACTTATGGACCGAGAACTAATGAACAAAATGGAACAAGAGGAATTAAATAATAAACTTGATGAAATAATAGACGAATTTACTGATATACACGATGACGATGTTAAGAAGAAAACTATCCATTAATAGATATAATCTCTTTATAGACTCTATCTCTCAGCGGCTACACGCTGATAATATCATAAACATTTTAATCTGTCAATAGTCCAACAATCGGGACCGAAATTTTAGTTAGGTTATTGACTCTAACAACAAAATATAGTATAGTGAGAACATAATGACAATTGATAACAAACCCAAAAGAATACGAACTCCTGCCAAAAAGGAACACTATGTAAATAACAAAGTGTTTTTAGAGGCAATGATTGAGTATAAAGATAAGTGTAATAAAGCTAAAAAAAGAGGACGCAAAAATCCTCCTGTAACCAATTATATAGGTGAGTGTTTTTTAAAGATAGCAAACCATCTATCATATAGACCTAACTTTATTAATTACACATTTAGAGACGATATGATAAGTGATGGCATAGAAAATTGTTTGCAATATCTAGCAAACTTTAATCCTAAAAAGTCAAACAATCCGTTTGCTTATTTTACACAAATAATCTATTACGCATTTATACGAAGAATACAGAAAGAAAAGAAACAAACTACAATTAAACATAAACTAATCCAGGACGCAAATTATGATGATATGACTTTGCAACCAGCAGACGATAGAGAATTTAAGAATCAGTTTACTGAATTTTTACAAAAGAATCTTCCAATGGAAGACGAAACAAAAGAAAAGAAAAAACCGAAACCGACAAAAAAACGAGTAAGAAAAGCGAAGGCGAATTTAGAAGACTTTATATAATATGAAAATAGCATTATTGAACGATACGCATTTCGGTGCTAGAAATGATAATCCTGCGTTTGTAAAATACTTTAATAGATTTTATGATGAAATCTTTTTTCCGTATATAATACAAAACGACATCAAAACATTAATCCATTTAGGCGATGTTGTTGATAGACGAAAGTTTATTAACTTCAATACTGCTCATAACTTCCAAGAAAACTTTTGGAAAAGATTATGGGACTTAAAAATAGATACACATATTATACTAGGTAACCACGACACATATTATAAGAATACAAACAAAGTAAATTTCACACACTTAATCAAAACCTTTGATGGTGCAAATGAACCTTGGATATATGAGAAACCTGCTACGGTTAACTTTGATGGTTTAGATATATTATTATTACCTTGGATATGTCCTGAAACAGAAGAAGAAAGTATATACGAGATTGATAACTCACACGCCGAAGTTGCTATGGGTCATTTAGAAATTAAAGGTTTTGAAATGCACAAAGGACACTTTCAGGAAGTTGGTTTAGAAATGGACCAGTTTAAAAGATTTGACAAAGTATTATCAGGACACTATCATAGAAAATCAGATAACGGAACAATATATTATTTAGGAACTCAATATGAAATAACCTGGTCAGATTATCAATGTCCAAAAGGGTTTCATATATTTGATACAGATACAAGAGAACTAACTAGAATATCAAATCCACTTACTATGTTTGAAAAGATTATATACAATGATACAAAACAAAGTTATACTAATATGGATATATCAAAGTATAAAGATAAGCATTTAAAAGTTATAGTAGAAGAAAAAACAGACACAAATCAATTTGGAGAATTTATTGATAGACTACACAATGAAATTAATACACACGAAGTTAATGTTATAGAAGATAGTTATAATATCAATGCTACTGCCGATGTTAATATCATAGACCAAGGAGAAGATACTTTAACTTTCTTACACAATTATATTAATAGTTTGGATACTGAATTAGATAAGGCAAGAATAAACTCTATAATGAAAGACTTTTACCAAGAGGTACAAGAGAAATAATGAAAAAAATTGGAATATGGATGCTAGATAATTTACCTTCAATATTCATAATTGCTATATTTGCTTTTGGGTTATTGTTATCAGCAAATCAAGCAAAATATAAAAAAGAGTTGCAACAAAAAATGGAACAAATTAAAGGACAAGATTTAAGAATATGATAATATTTCATAATATAACTTGGAAGAACTTTTTATCAACAGGTAATACTCCTATAAGTGTTAATCTAGCAGAACAACCAACAACATTAATTATTGGAACTAATGGGTCAGGTAAATCAACATTGTTAGACGCAATATGTTTTGCTTTGTTTAATAAACCATTTAGAATTATTAAGAAAGACCAGATGGTCAATACGATTAATAATGCTGATACCGTAGTAGAATTAAACTTTAGTGTAGGTCCTAAAAAGTATAAAGTTGTTAGAGGAATTAAACCTAATGTATTTGAAATATACCAAGACGGAATTTTAATTAACCAAGACGCAAGTACTATAGACTATCAAAAACATTTAGAAAAAAATATAATGAAATTAAACTATAGGTCCTTTTGTCAAGTTGTTATTTTAGGGTCTTCTTTATATGAACCATTTATGAAGATGAGAGCAAGGAATCGTAGAGAAGTAATTGAAGAAATATTAGACATTAAAGTATTTCAAAATATGAACTACTTATTAAAGAGTAAACAAAACGATTTAACAAAAGACATTACTACATTAAGACATCAAGTAGATTTGATTGAGAATAAAGTTGAACTACAAGAGAAACATTTTAATGAATTACAAGGTAGAGATACAGACGCTATATCTAAAAAGAAAGAAGACATAGAAAAAGCACATACTCATAAGAGAGATTATATGACTAGAATAGAAAGTCTTAATAAAGAACTTAATGAGAACGAACAGAAATTATTAGGCAAGACAAAGACAAAAGATAAGTTTACACAATTACATAAGTTAGAAGCAAAGATAGACCAGAACTTAAAGACACATAAGAAGACATTAAAGTTTTTTGAAGACAATACTAGTTGTCCTACTTGTACACAGGAAATAGAACAAGGTTTTAGACAGACAAAAATTAGTGAGGAGAAAGACGCTGTAATTAAATTACAAGATGGTTATAAAAAACTATTAACAGAAATAACTAATACAGAAGAAGAAATATTAGGATTTGATAACATTGCACAAAAGGTTAGAACTATAGAAACTAATGTTGCAAAATTAACTACTTCTATTGATGAGATTAAAAGACATACAGATAGAATACAAGATGAGATAGATAGGTTATCAGTTGAGGATGCTGGCGGCCTAAATATAAAAGAAGAAATTGCTAAACTAAAAAGAGAATTAGTTGACGCAAATGTACAAAAAGATAATGTTATTGAGGAGAAAAAATATATTGATATATTGAGACAGATAGTAGACGATAGTGGAGCAAGAGCACAAATTATTAAAAAGTATTTACCGATTATGAATACTTTAATTAATAACTATTTACAAGCTATGGACTTCTTTGTATCATTTCATTTAGATGAAGAATTTAACGAGACGGTTAAGAGCAGACATATGGACTCCTTTAACTACAATAACTTTAGTGAAGGTGAGAAGATGAGAATAGACCTTGCATTATTATTTACTTGGAGAAGTATTGCAAAAATGAAAAATAGTGTTAATACAAACTTACTAATATTAGATGAGATATTTGATTCAAGTTTAGATGGACAAGGAACAGATGACTTTTTTAAAATTATTAAGACACTAACAAAAGAAAACATCTTTATCATATCACATAAAGGAGATATAATGTTTGATAAATTTACTAATATAATTAAATTTGAAAAGTACCAAAACTTTACGAGGATAGCAAATGTCTAAAAAAACAAGAAGACCAATGACGGTTGAAGAAGAAGAAAAATTTAAAGACGATATGATGAAACAAGCAGAAAAACAATTGAAAGAAGGTACTCCAGATACGCAAGAAGGCGTGTGGGAAGATACAACCAACATCAAAGAAAAATTAGAAAAACAATCAAAAGAAAATCAAATTTTGCAAGAAGTACCAGTAGAAGATATACCTTACGAAGTAAGAGACGGAGTTAATCCACAGACATTTAATAAACAATTAATAGAACCAGGTAATCCTATGTTAAGGACTCCTGTTGCACCTTATAAAGATGAACTACTTAAAGAGTTTGGTATTAAAGATAGAAAAGAATTAGTAGCTAGTATGTTTGAACTTATGCACAAATATGGTGGCATAGGTTTGAGTGCGATACAAGTAGGATTACCTTTTAATATGTTTGTTGCAGGTGACCATCAATCAATTGAAAAAGGTATGAAACTTGCTATGTTTAATCCTGTAATATTATCAACTAGTGAAGAAACGGTTATGATGAAAGAAGGTTGTTTAACTTTTCCTTTCTTATTCATTAACATTGTTAGACCTAGAAAATGTGTTATGAAATACGAAGATGAAAATGGTGATTTAAAAGAAGCACATTTAGATGGTATGATGAGTAGAGTATGCCAACACGAATACGACCATCAAGCAGGAATACTAATGCCAATGAAAGTTAGTAAAATGAAACTAGACTTGGCATATAAAAAAGCAGAAAAAGAAATGACAAAGTGGAGACGATACAAGAAACAAATGGAAAAATCAAAACCACAAAAGGTGAGTAAATAATGGTTGAAATAATTAACGACATATCACATATAAAAGATTTTGATTCTTTTAAACACGATGGTTTTGAAACAGGTTTATTAAATGTTGATAATACAGCGTTTGATGATACAAGATGGCCTCCATTAAAGAAAGAGTTTTTAAATGATAAAGCAAAACAAGAAATAGAAAAGATTAAAACTCAATTAGAACCAATTTTAAAAAAGAGATACAACAATATAAAATTAAGAAATAGTGGCATTTGGCAAGGTTATGTTGAAGGTGTACGAGGTAATGTTATAGTCTACCTAGATAAGGCACCATATACTACAGATAACTTTATTGAGGTAACAGCACTAGACAGATGTAAGATATTTCCAGAACAAGGAGAATATGTTTGGTTTAACGACAACATAAAATTTCATAGAAGATTTAACAACGATGAGGTAAATAATATAAGGTTTATATACTTTGATTATAAATTAACCAATGACAATGATGAGTGATAAAGACTTGCAAGAGTACGAAGATAATATTAAATTGATGAAGGAAAAGGAAATGAAACCTTGGCAAAAAGGATTTGATTTAGATTATTTAAAGAAGTTAGAAAAGAACTTTAATAGTTATAACGAGTATGCTCAACACGAATTAAGTAAGTTTAAAAAGAACAATATTGCTGAAGCATTGAGTAGAGATAATATTCAATTAATAGGTCCAGCACTTATCCACGCAGAAGAAACAAAGAGTAAAGTAAATATATGGATGTTTTCGGGAGTACTTTTAGGTACGAAGTATCCAGGAGACTTGCACATTAAACATTTAGGTTATACACACGAACAAGATAGAAAGAATATTATTACAACATTAGCAGAAGACATAAGATACACAACTAAAAATGTATGGTTATATATTAATGAAGAAAATCCTAACGATAAAGATATTGCTGAAAAAGCAGGATTTAAAAAAGTAGGTGCAAAATACAATTCAGTTGCAGATTTGATTGGTGTTTATTTTAGAGATTC